AAGATCCTAACTAAAATTTCGAATGAGATATTTTCCAGGGCTTGAGTGAACACCCTAGTCGGGAAACCATTTTATTTAGATGGAAATTTCCATCTATATAAAGCTGGTCAGCCGATGGGTGCTCACTCTTCTTGAGCTATGTTCACTTTATGTCATCATATCATCGTTCAGTTTGCGGCTAAAACCGCATTAGGACGATGAGCTGATGAAAACGATTATCGTCTTTTAGGAGACGATATCGTTCTTGTAGGTGCTCCTCTAAGCGAGAAGTACATACAAATCATGGAGGAACTAGATGTTAAAATCAATCTTCAGAAAACTCATTCATCGGAAACGATGTTTGAATTTGCTAAAAGACTGATGGTTAACGGTGTTGAAGTGTCTCCCTATCCAGTGGACGGTTTGATCTCCTCTACCAAGTATTACTTGTTAGGAGGTTTTCTTATCGAACAACTGGACAGAGGTTACTCTTTACCACCCTTGAAGGGCCCCGGTTCGATTAAAACTATCTTAGATTTGATTATTGGTTCTTACCAGAGCCGATTAGTCAAATCCTTAACGCGAAAGGTGTACGACTTTATCATGATGTCGAAGATAATTCTCCAACATAATGATCCAGTCGAGCAGTACATTTCCTTAGTCAAATGAGGAAGTGTACAACCTGACGTGTGAATACCATGTCGACCTCTTCTTGAAGAGTCAGTACGTCCAATTACAAAGTGATTGGCCGCACGACTATATCAAGCGTGAGGGGACATAGTAAAGATGGAATCATCCCAAATCGGAAATCACTATGCATTATGGCGTAAAGCCCTACTGCTTAGTGAAAGAGATTCGGGGGGATTTAGCTCGAACCAAGCTCTAGCCTATGGTCCTGACTCCTTATCTTCCGGTACCGGAAGTTTCTCCTTAATTGGAGTTCTTCCCGTGCTAGGCTCAGTCGCCCGACGAGCGTACATAAGTACGGTCGAAGGGTCGGTTGTTCCGAGACTTACACGAACGGATGACGTTTATCTCCATCTTCATAACATGAAGATGACGATGCTTCCTTCCTTATCAGGTGTTAACCCAATGAGAAAGAAAGACGTTATCTTAGGTACAAGAGCAGCATTTTCAAAAGCAGTAGCCAAATCAATGGTTACATACCAAAGAAAATGCCTGTAGGGTAATAAATAACCTACAGAGGATCG